GACCATACAATCCCATCACTCTTCCCCCACCTGAACCCACAGACAAGAACATGCCCGGACCATACAATCCCACAGACAAGGACATGCCCAGACCATACAATCCCATCACTCTTCCCCCACCTGAACCTCCATATACAGATGAGGTGAGTCCCCTATACCACCCTCATTATACAGGTGAGGGTGACGGACCTATAATACCTCCCAGTAGGGATATTATCGGAACGGACCCAAAATGGGCCAGTTATTATGCACAAATAAGGAAAGAACAGGCTAGAGAAGAAAGAAGAGCCAAGTACCATAGCAGTGGAACGACAGTATAAATAACAAAGGATTAGTTAAAATAGAAACAGCTTACCCACCCACATATAAAACATTTAAACCCCGTTTAACCATTAAATAGCCAGTCAACTACCCACGACTAAAGTCGTGGGCTTGTAGTTCAAGTTCCCGTCTGGGCAGACTACAATAGGCTGGTTGACTTCAGCCCTCCACTGAATATTCTTAGCGGCGTTCAAATCGGCGTTCAACTCGAACCCGCAGGATCGGCACTTGAACTCTGATTGGCTGACCCTGTTACGCTTCTCGATGTGCCCACACACCGAGCACCTTCTGCTCGTATTCCGTGGGTCCACCATCAGCACCGGCACACCCGCCACCCTCGCCTTATACTCGACGTAGGCTCGTAGCTGGTTGAACGCCCACTTACCGTGTCTCTCACGTTGCTTTCTCCTAACCGTGGTCTGAGCGCGTATGCCCTTCAAATCCTCCAGAGCAATCGCCCTCTTCGTGTCTTTAGCAACGACCACTAACTCCTTACTGATCTTATGGTTTACCTGTCTCTTGAACCTCGCTTCTCTACCTGATAGCTTCCTAAGATGCCTCTTAGCACTCTCTGTCCCCACATGTTGAAGTTCCGCCTTCACCCCCATGTAGTGTGCCCTAACGGATTCAACCTTCTCACCTGAGTAGGATACGCCGTCGCTTGTCGTCGCCAGTTTGATGATGCCTAAGTCTACTCCCAGATAGCCTTCGGGTGTCAGTGGTGGCTCCTCTGGTTGCTCGACCACTAGACATAGGTAGAACTCGCCCTTTATGTAGAGTAGGTCGGCTTGACCCCTGATGCGTCTCTGATCTAGCTTCCCATAGGCTCCGACAAGTAGGGATACAATCACCCTGCCCTCAAGGGTTGTTAGGCTGACCTTCTCAAGCCCCTTGAAACTCATTATCCTCTGGTCGTAGATTATGGCTCCGTGGGGATCGAATAGATGCAGGTGCCGTCGCTCCGTCTTATAGGAGTCAACCACCTTACTTACGGCTCTCACTGTTAGCTGGGCGGGTAACATGTATTGCTCCCTTATCCTGTAGTAGAGGATGTGGTGTAGCTTGTATTGATTGAAGGTCTTGGAATCGTAGGCTACCTTGGAGATGTCGTCGCAGGCGTGGTTGAAGGTCTCCATTGTTCTGAGTAGCTTTTGTCCCTGTTCCTCAGTGGGTTGTAGTTTGACCTTGAGAGTTAAGAGCAACTTGATAGAAGGATGATATCAAAGTATTTATATGTTTGGTTGCCCCAATTCCTCCCATGACTGGGGTCGGATCATGAGTGTTAATAAGACCACAAACTGCCCCAAATGCAGTTCAGAGGACACCGTAGCCACAGACCAAGATGGTGCCTGCCTCTGCAACACCTGCGGCTATACTTGGGTAATCCCGCCCCAGAAAGTGGGAGGATCACAATTCATTGAACCTCCATCCACCTACAAGGGCATCGCCAAGACTATGGATTGGAAAGGCGTCTATGTTAAAACCGGCAGCGGCTACGGCCCATTCTTCTTCAACGAGATAGAAAAGATACGCAATAACATCGAAGCCTGCATCATAGCCGTCACCGGCCCCGGCGGCTCAGGGAAGACCTACTTCGCCCTCAGACTCGCCCAACTCCTAGACCCCACCTTCAATCCCAAGATACAGGTCCCATTCGGAAGCTCCGCCTTCCTAACCCTCATCAGCGAGGACAGCCCCCTGAAGATGGGACAATTCATAATCCCAGACGAAAGCCAATTCACAATGGGGGCCCGCAACTGGTATGAGGACATCCAAAAAGATCTAATGAACCAGATAGAGGCGGTGCGATCTAAGGGCTACGTAATAATGATCATAGCCCTCAACATGGCGGTCCTCGACAAAATAGCCAGAAGCTACGTAATGACTCACCTCATCCACATGAATAAGCGCGGCGAAGCCACCGCATACAGGTTCTACATGCCCGCATTCGCCAAGGAACCATATAAGAAGAAGCTAGGCAAAGTCCGCCTCATGCTCCCAGGCGCGGAGGAGTGTGGGCATAGTTCGTGCCTGCGCTGTGGCTTCAGCGGGGTAAAGAAAAGCACATGGGCTAAACGGGGTGAGTGGGCGGCGGATACACCCATCTGCCAAAACATCCGCGCCCAATACGAGCGAGAGAAGAAGGCATACCTAGAGCGAACCGCCACCGAAGCCGGGGAACGCAGGCAAAAAACCGTTAAGCCCGAGTTCCCGAAGAAAAAGCTGATGGAGGTTTTACTCGCACACCTAGACGAGCTAAAAGTGACTCGGAACGAGAAGGTAGACCGGGCTAGGGTTAGGCTAGTCCTCCAAAAATATGAACCCAATACCCCAGTAAACGATAGCCGCCACCGAAGATTAGCCGAGGATTTGGAGTTGGAGTATCCCTTAGAGTTCGCCAAAATCCGACGATAATCGCGCGCACCGTCGTTGCCAATTCTTTATGAATAAGGACATTCATAGAACAACCAAAACCTCCACCCTAGTAATACATATATTTAACTAGGGGAAGGTGTTATAATAGGTCAGTGAGAGTATGGAAACGAATGAAATGCAACCAGTTAGCCTTGAAGACCAATGTTATGCCGCCGGGCTTTTCGATGGCGAAGGTCATGCTAGAGTCAATCGTCAAGATAAATCACTGAAGTGTATTATCAGGATAAACATGGTTGACAAGGAGCCACTTGAGTTCCTTCAAAACCGTTTTGGTGGAACTATAAAACCAGTAATTAAAACACCAAATAAACCATATTGGATATGGTTACTAAGCGACCCAGCTAGGGGAAAGAAAAATAATGGTGCACACCTTAGAGTAAAGTTCCTTGAAGGTATTATCCCAGTAATGCATAATCTCACTAAAATTAACGATTGTAAGAAGTGCTTAGAGTTTGATAAAGAGAAGATTCGATTACGGAATAACGGGATCTATATGTTATATGGTAATTCTCCAAATGGGCGATGGAATAGAGTGGATAGGTGAGGATGAAACCATGAGTACACGTAAAGAGGCTATGAAACAGGCTTGGAAAGCGTACGACGAGGCCAGGGCTTCGGCTCGGAAGGCGCTCAACGAGGCTATGGCTCAGGCTGAGAAGGTGTTCGACGAAACCACGGATCAGGCTCAGAAGGCGTTCACCGAGGCCACGGATCAGGCTAAGGAAACGTTCACCGAGGCCATGGCTCAGGCTTGGAAGCTGCCCGAAAACGCTTAGGAGACTAAAGTAGATGGTTAGAATGTTCAGCTTCATAACCGAGACCTGGAACCCCCTAGCCGGGGGACCATGCCCCGGCGAGTGCTCCTACTGCTGGGCCACCGGCTTGAAGAACCGATACAAGTATTCAAAATACCTCGGAGCCTGGCGCGTTGACGAGAAAGTGGTTGGCAAGACCTTCAAGCCGGGGGCCTTCGTCTTCGTCCAGGACATGGGCGACCTCTGGGCTCCCACTGTGCCATTTAGCATTCAGCGGAAAGTTCTCACCAATATAACGGAAAACCCCAATTCTACCTTCTTATTGTTAACTAAATTTCCTGAAGGTTATGAAGCTTATGAAGATGGAATACCTGATAATGTAGTCCTCGGGATTACAATGGAGACTAACCGCAGTGTCTCCAAATTCTCTAAAGCTCCACCTCCCTATGATAGGCTGATTTCATTTGGCAACGCGACAAAAGATAATGGTATTCGTGGCTTCATAAGTATAGAACCCATTATGGATTTTGATAGAGAAATATTTTTACCTTGGCTTAACCTGGTTCACCCCTGGGCTGTGGCAGTGGGGTACGACAACTATAGCAACGGTTTACCCGAGCCGCCGCTAGCTAAGACGCGGGAGCTTATTGGGAGCCTGCGGAGGCGTGGAATCGCGGTCTACGAAAAAACGCTTAGGGAGGCCAGGGTAGATGGGTGAGAACTTCGTCATCGTAAACGGTAAAATGATTACCGCGTGCAACTTCTGCCCCGATGGGGAGAAGTGCAAAAAAGTCCGGGTGCTCTGCTCAGTCTACATGAACTTCAAGGCAAAGGAGGCTAGGGTAGATGGGTGAGATGTTAGAGGAAAGGTATAAGGAACTTGGGCGAAAACGAGACTACACACTCAGGGGTTTCGGTGAATCGGATGGGGTGCCGGGGTTCTGGTGCCGTAGGGGGGAGTATAACAATCCCCTTGATTGTCTTCGTCAATGCGGTGCCTGTCTGAGTTGTGGAGAGAAGTTCGCGCCTATTAGGGCACATGATCAACTTGACAGAGCCCGATTTGATTGGGGCTTGATGGTGCTCACCGGTGAAATCAAGCCACCGTTTGGAGACTTGGGTATTCTGCCGAGTAACTTGGTGGTGCTGGAGGCCAGGTTAGATGGGTGAGAAATTGGATAGAAAAGCCTACATGAAAGCCTATGGGAAAGCTTACCGTGAGGCACATAAAGAGCAGAGTAAAGCCTACCGTGAGGCGCATAAAGAGCAGAGTAAAGCCTACTATGAGGCGCATAAAGAGCAGTATAAAGAGCAGATGAAAGCCTACTATGAGGCGCATAAAGAGCAGCGAAAAGCCTACCGAGAGGCGCATAGAAAACCCGGTAAACACAAGCCACACCTAACCGACGACCAGATACTCAAAACCTACTACGACAACCCAGGCAACACCTGGGCACAACTCGCGGAGAAGCTCGGGCTCAGCGAATCCACCACCAAGACGCGGATCGGGTTCGCCCTCATGCAGGAGTGCCGGGAATCCCCAACCTGCCCCATGAAGGCACTCCTACCCGAATACGAGGAGAACACCCCATGAGTGCCCTCGTTGAGGCTTCCCCCGCCGAACTCAGGAAACGCATCGCAGCCATCCCCAGCGGGGAAATCGAGGTACCCGACCAGAGCCCCCGCTTCCCAAACGGAGTCTGCCGCGTCGACGGCGACACCCTGCGCCACGCCGACATGCTCCTCCTCATCGGCGGCTTCCGCATCAACGAGGCCGTCACCAAGACGCGGCGCGGACACGCAAACACCAGCCACACCCTACGCATGGAGGCCACCGAGCACAAAGACTCGGGGGAGGAGGCCCTGCTGATCAGCTGCGGCGCCCTCAAGAAGCGCGTCCCCGAGACGCGGGAGTTCGCCGTGCCCCTCAAGCCGCGGCACGAGCCATTCGCGGAGCCCATACTCGACGCTTGGAACGAAGCCGGCGGCAAGAACTATTGCAGCCTCAGCGAACGCCAGGCATACCTCGTCAACCGCCACATCTTCGCCGGACGCGGCTATCTCATTGAGCAGCAGATAATATACCAGGTAGACGACTCGGGGCACGTCATCCGCGACCCAGATAACAGACGCCCCCTCATAGATCGCGTCATCAAGCCCCACCTCAAGCAGCAGAGCAACCACGGCCTACGCCACTGGCGCCTCGAAGAACTCGAAGCCGCCCAGCTCCAGGACCGCGAGATAACCAGCTACTTCAAATGGTCCTCGATGACGATGGGCATCAACCCCATGCGCACCCGATACGGGGCCGCCAAGTGGCACACCTACTTCGCGAAGCTACTCAAAAAGGCGGGGACAGACTAAAAGAGATTAACGAGGGGAGATGCCCCTTCTTTTTGCATCCAGCGCGCTTTTTAATGGGCTGTTTGGCGTCAAATGGCGTCTGGATATATGGCACCCACCGCTCGCCACAGCTTAGACAGAAAACGGGGTTCCCACCATATTTTTTCTGGTTATGAAACCCGCAGCTCATATTTTAAGCCTCATCTGTAGTCCCACGTCGAATAGTCGCTTAGCGACGGTGAGCGCCCCTAAATCAAGATACAGTGTTGACACTCCCACCCATCATCTTCCTCAAACACGTTCTGAGCCGGCAACAAGTTACGCAGACCCTTTTCTCTGAGTCTTACTTTGGGGTTTAACTCATCTATCTTACACGCCCTCTCGAATAAGCCAGGATGATGTCGGGCTAGTCTCCACCACGAGGCTTTCGGTTGGAATGGACACAGCCAGCAACCCGATTTAGGTGGGAGAAAAAGACCCGCCTCGGTGATTATCTCCTTACACTTCGCCCGAGTGATGCCTTGTTCAACTAGGGGATACCTATAAGTGATTTTTCCTTTCTCCGTAATTCTTGCGCGGTGCTTCTCATCGTAAGCGATGCCAATATAGACTGTGCAGGGCTTCATCATGTATTTCTCCATTCGACGATGCTTGAATTTCTCGGTACAGCTCCTGAACTTCATAAATGGGGCGTGACCTAGTTTTAGACACCAATCCTCTATTGTGATGCATCCCTCGACGGGGGCGTTTAGAATTGTAATTGGATAAGGATATGTCTTAAGGTAGACGTAGGTTTCTGGATACTCGCACCCCGTATCAGCGAAGACTTTCTCTGGTTGATGGTGAAGTACCTCAGCTAGGGCTACACTATTAACACCGGCCCCGAAACTCTGATATTCATTCATGGCGTAAACCTCTTTTGAAGTTGGATATCCAGTATCCTCTTCGCCGCCGACAGCGCCGCGAAGACCTCCGCCTCCGAACCCTCAATCAAGACCTCCTTCTCCCCATGCGCATTCACCACGTCCAACCGACGCACCCGGCGACTCATCACCTGGGACTCATATGTCCCATACACCACCCGGCCCACGGGGTGAAGAAACAGCGACACACCCGACGCAGACGCCACATCCGCCACAAGACCGCGAAGACGATCAGTTTTCACGGCGTGAACCCCCTGCGAACCAACTTAACCCACCACGTCACCCCCTTTCCTACAGCACTTTTACTTTTCCAGCTCTGTTTAAAAATAGGTTTAAACTCAGTAAATAGGGTTAGAATAGGATCTATTTGATATTCATCAGTGTCGCACCATTTTAAACAAATTCTAGGTGAAATAATTGCTAATGCTTGTTGCGCTTTTAATAATTCAACTCGAAGAGAGTATTTAGTACTAAATATAGACCACCAAGACCCAGCTTTCTCTTTAGGGTCACAGTGAACATCTCGATAAAAGGGACCATGTTGACCGGAATAAAATGGTGGATCAAATATAGCGCAGTGAAAGTAGTCTGCGGGGAAGTGCTTTGGCAGGTCTCGCCACTCGCAGAGCAGATCAGGCGCAATCCTCAAGTTGGGCTCCTTATCCGTGAAAATCACGTCGTCCCTCATCTTATCCTTACCCCAGATGTGGCGATTCCCCGCCGTACAATCCAAAATATGTGCATGGGCTTCTTTTGCATAACTTCCCACGCCTCCGCGCTAAAACCCACGGGAACATCAACCAACGGCCTTCACCTCGGCTCCACCCAATACTCATCAACCTTTTCCCCCTTCTTCACCAGCGGCCTCCGCCACAGGTACAGCCCACCCGCCACCGCGCACTCCCGCCGCCTAGCCAGGCCCGTAGGCGCCGCATGAGGACCCAACTTAGCCAAATTATCGAACCTCCCCTTTAGATTTACAAAACTCACATTCAGGGTGCAAACAATATCCTCGGCATAGGAAGCACTGCGTCGGATCAGGGACCACGCCGCCGGACACCGCCGCGTGTAGTTCGTCAGCCCGCTTAATCAACTCTAAAAACGCCACCGGATCACGCTGAACCCTAAAACGCTTCTCTACCGGACCCCCAGCCCCGCCATTAAGAAGCGCCTCCTTACTAACATAGAATAATTCCCCCTGATCAATCCCCAGCACATTCAAGTAAAAATTCAGTTGACACAAATGATCAATTTTCGGGCCGTCGAGGTAATAGAAGTTCTTAATCGACTTCACCTCAAAGACAACCTGCCTCCCCGCCGCGTCACTCGCTAGCAAATCTACGCGACCATGAATCGAGCCCCCCGGAATAGGCCACCGCGCCTGAACCTGAGTGCCGACAATAGAATACCCCCCACACTGACCCAGAGCCTTAACAACCAGATCCTCAACCATACGCCCCACCTCAAAGACGCGAAGCGTAGAAGCATCAAATTTCTTAGGCGACACAATATCGTAAAAGGCTTGACGAAGACAGGACTTGGATAAGTCAGTCGCGTAGTACACGCCTTTCTCCCTCTTTTTACCCGGTTGCAAAGCCAGATACTGATCTACGATGCTTTCACTCATTTCATTTTTCCATCCTGTTTGATCATCTCATCCAGATGCTTCTTACAGAGACGTCTCCCCTGATAACTAAACGGACCTAATTCGGGGCATATTTCGCAGTTTGGGGGCTCATTTTTCACAGGTGGGGCACCTGGAGCATCTGGGGCAGGTGTTTCTACTCCCTTCTCCAAATCACCCTTTTTATTATATTCACTGTTTTCATGTTCGCGAGTAACCGGAGGTGTCCCAACTGCCCCATGTGCCCCATCATCGTTTTTTGTGTGGCCTCCTTCATCATCTCCGAAGTCACCCAACTCTCCCCCTGTGTGTTCTCTAAGCCTTAACCCCAGCCCAACGCGCTCATTCTTTCCCCGTATCCGCTTCTTATGGTCAACGTTAACTCCGGGGGCTTTTCTAAGGTGTTCCCAGAACACGCGGTCGCCCTCCGGCGCCTCGTTCAGCGACTTCGCGTAGTCTTTATAATTATCATATAGTGTGGTCCTCAACACATAGTATTCTGGGCCGTATTCACATTCTTCGACTAGGAACGCGGCGATTGGATCTGATCTTCTCTTGAATTGGATCATAGCCTCTTTCTGCGTTTTTGATTGTGTGAATCTCCCGTTTGCTTTGAGGCGTAGCCAGCCCTCGATAAGCCAGTTCAGTATGCCGGATCGTTCGTCTGGGTCGTTAAGCCATTTGTCTTCTATGTCTTTTACCTGTTTGCCGCTCTCCTCTGTGAATTGCATCTCGAAGATGATGATTAGTACGCGGTCCCACCATCCTAGTGAGGTGTCGTTTACCTTCGGCATCTTGTTGCCCTGTACGAAGTGTTTGGCGAAGGGTGGAAATTTTATTGGGTTCTGTTTGCCCTTTACCTCACCATCTAGCCAATCCTCGCCGGATAGGGCTTTGAGTAATTCTGTTTGCAGGGGCCACCTGGTTGAGGGCTCGGAGCTGACGTTTACCAGTTTACCGTAGAGGTTTGTGGCTATGAATCGGTGTCCGCCGTTCAGATAGTCAATTCGTATGTTTGAGATATTTTCTTGTCCTAATATTCCCTGGATTGTTCTTATGAAGGCGCCTTTGCCGTTGCGTCCGTCTCCTACTAGGAAACATATTTTGTGGAAGGACATTCGGGGGTATAGGCAGTATCCGGCGTATTCCTGTAACGCTAAACGGTCCTTCTCATCTGGTAGAATGTCCTCTAGGAATTTCAGCCACTTGGGAGCGCTCTTTGTCTTATCGTATTTTGTTTGGATTTTGAATGTGAATATCTTATCGGTTCTGAAGTCGGTTGTATCCCCCGTTTCGAGGTTTAGTAACCCGTTCTCGACGGGTATCTCTCCCTCGAATTTATTAAACTCTATACGTGGTGTGTATGATCGGCGTTTGAGGTGTCCCACTACTTCGGCGCATAATCCGCTGTTTGTGGCGGTGCCGAAGGCTGATTCAACGGCCCCTTTAACATAGGTGTCTCCGGAGACGTATGTGCCTTCTTTGTATCGGTATAATGCCTCAACGTCCTCCGCTGTTTTGAAGCTGTCTTTTATGAATAGGTTTAACATCTTTTCGATGAGTGTCGGCTCCTTCTTCGCGTCTCTGGCCTCCTCGGTCTTCTTATTGAAGTCCTCTAGCAGTTGATCCATCGTCTTCTGGTTCTGGCTTACTGTGGTGGTTACAAATTCGCGGGCGCTGGTGATTGTCCGGTCGAGGTACTTCTTATTTTTGTTGAACTTTTCACGGAACCTGAACCGTATTAATATGTCTTTTATGTCGGGTTCACTGAACTCATAGTAGACGAGGGAGCTGGCTGCGGCGGCGTCTGCGTCACTGGCGCTCTTGTAGCCGTTGTTTCCCGGCCTCAGCAACTGGTCTAGGTTGGGGTACTTCTCCCGCGCCTCCTCGATGGTTTGCCCCAGCTTATTCTTTAATCCCCTGGATGCCCCATCCACCTTCGGCGGGGGTGTCTCTGGTGTCGTCTTCGGTGGGTTCTGTATAGCCTCGAATCTGCTAAGGTTGTCTTGGCACTCAATAACCTCGGTGGGGGTGTCGGGAAGATGGTCGCCTGTGAATGTGAAGAATCGGTTAGTAGAATACGCCTCTATCCCCGTTTCAGTGTTTTTGAATCCATCAACATTCAACACTCCTTCAACGATTATGTGTATGCCATTTCCGCTGGGTGAATACTCAGCGTAGCTTGGTAGTGCCTTTACTGTTTCAAGTGCTAGTTTTGAGGGCACTCCGTCGGCTAAACAGTGGTCAACATCCACGCCTGAGATGCCCGCACCCTTGAAGAATACAAACCCTAACCCGATGTTATTGTTTAGGGCTGACTTATATGCCTCCTCGAAGGTGGTGACGTTGTTAGGGTCCGTCACTGATACAGGGATCTGTGGTTTGCCATTGATCCATGGAGCTGAGGGAACCTTAGTAATTTTACCCTTATCACTCTCTCCATACCGCCAATTAATCCATTGTCTCCGATTCAGCATCTTCTTTGGTATTTTATCTGGATCTATTTTTTGTAGGTCGATTGGTGGAAATCCCTCGGGATTTGATGTATCCATCAGGATCACCTATTGTCGGTAGAACCGCGCTGCTTTGCGCCCAGTCCACATCTGGGAGAACATGCGTCGACGTAGTTCGGGGTCGTCTTTGGTTTTCTCTAGGAAGTCGATGTATGTTTGATGATCCATTGTACCCTTTATGATGTTACATTCATGGCAGACTATGGCCAGATTTTCTGGATTACTTTGTCCGCCTTTACATAGGGGTTTGATGTGATCGAAGGTGAAGCCTTTATTATGTAGGTTTGAACGATCAATTACCTTTAAGGAGTCGTCGCAGTAATCACATGTAAAATCCGTTTCGTATTTCTGCTTGAGTTTTTCCCATATTTTTTGTGCGTGTGGTGCTACTGGTGGGTAACCTCTATCTTTTTCCCTGAGTTCGATTGATGCGATTTTGGCGTTGAATTGCATTACTAAGTCAGGTTGTGCTTCAAATTGTTGAAGCCATTTTTTAATGGTTTCTGGAACCTGTTCGGGCCTACATTTTATCATCGTTATCATATTTTTGTTAAAGTTTATATTTTCATATATATAATCTACTAAAAACCAGTAATTTGTTTCTCCGATGAAACTTATTCCTTCAAGTTTGTGCGGTTCAAGTGTATCATAACTTTCATCTGTGAATAGAATTAACGCGAGTTTTCGTTTAGTTAATGCGTGAAGTGTTTCTATTAAGGTTCCTGGTTGGTGTATCTCAGAAAAGATGCTTATAATTCCATTACAAGTATCTAATAATTCGATATCTGCTTTTACTATGCCTGTTGGTGAATCTCCTTCATGACTAAAGCCCACTTCATCAGGATAATGCAGGTCAATATTTGGAGTTTCTATTGATTGTCTGAGGGATTCACTTAAAACACTGGTCCATCTTTGCCATTTCCAACCATCACCCATTTTTCCGGCTACGTAGATTCGGGGATTATTCAGCATCCTTTGAAGCCCCCTAATTCTACTTTTCTAGGTCTTTCATCACGAGGAAGCGTAGGTAGTTACTCATATTCAGGCCGAGTTGTTTGGCTCGGGTTTCTGCTTTTTCTTTGACGCTCTGGGTTACGTTTGTGCCAATGAAAGTGGTTTCTTCATCCATAGGTTATCAAACTGATTGATCACCAACCCCATATTTAAAGGTTTTAGAGCATTCATAAACCTTATATGTTTCTTTTGGGTTATTATTCTTCGCCCCTCTGGGGGTGAAGTGAAGAAAATGAACAAGGAAAAAGCGGTTGAGTTGATACAGGCCGTGAAGAAGGGCCTGAGCAGGGTGCAGATTGAGGCCATGATCGGCGCCGAGGTACAGGCCGCGGCGGGGCTCCTCACGGAGGAGGCCGCGATCTACCTGGTGCTGAAGAACCTGGGAATCGGCGCGCCGACTCCGGCGGTGCCTCCTGAGGCACCGAGGGCTGAGACCTTCGCGGAGCGGAGGAGCCGCATGGAGGCCGAGCCCGACAAGTCGGGGACCTACCTGAAGGCGGATAAGGTCCAGGTGGGGGACCTCGTGCGGATCACCGCCGTGGCGCTTGAGGCCGCGAAGACCATTGATACGGCTCGTGGCCCCGTGGATATTCCGGCTCGCCCACAGGTGACGGGTGAGTTCAAGGCGAAGGGAACTAAGGACTGGGGGCAGGAGGTTAAGTTCTCGCTGAGCAAGAGCAACGAGAAGAACCTGTATAAGCTCTGGGGGAAGCCGCTTGACGAATGCGTCGGGTTGGTCCTCATGGTTGCCTCGATTCAGCATAAGAACATCGGCGGCAACGATGCCACGTGGGTAGAGTGGACCGGACTTCCTTCTTAGTCTTCCACTTTTTTTAGGATTTGATTGCTATGAGTGAAAGAGTTAAGGAAAAGAGAAAAGTAGTCTATTTCTATAACGAGTTGGAGCAGCTTGTTGGGGAGGAGGAGACCCGCTTTGAGCCACTTGAAGGGGCTGCGCCCGAGTTCAGCGGCGTCGTGGGTACCCTGTCGCTTGGTCACGGCGTGGCTCCGCCTGAGCCCGCGGGGGAGTGGAGTATACTGAAAATCTATGAGAAGTCGGTGATTTGGATTCGCCACGGGCCGGGGGGGGCTTCTTGATGGTTCTCTGTGTTCTCTGTAAATCCTGTGGAGACTATGATAAAGCCCTTGAGGTGTGCAATAAATTGCACAGCCGAGAAATGTTGAAGCATCCGGGTTACTGTGAGTTCAAGGTACCTGAGGAGGCTTCCCCGTGAGGGCTTCCCAGTGTTATCGGTGGGTGTATAGGAACCCCGATGGATCCTACCACAGCGAGAATGGGGGCGTGACGTGGCGCCTCGGCGAGTGGGTGAAGCACGCCGGCCCCCTACGCCTCTGCAAGAGTGGTCTGCATGGCTGCCGAGACGCCCGTGATGCCCTTGATTACTCGGGCTACGGGGACGTGTTCATGGTAGCTGAGTACCGGGGGAAGGCGTCGAGAAGGAGGCCCGGTGGGGATACGAAGTTCTGCACCGGGGAGATGCGCCTCCTCTGGGAGGTCCCCGAGGGGGTGATCAGGCGCGCCGCGCTGGGCTTCGCGGAGCACGTCTACCCTCTCTGGGAGAAGGAGTACCCCGATGACTCGAGGGTCCGCGTGAGCCTTGACGCTACAAGGGCGTACCTTGACGATCCTACTCCTGAGAATGAGGTTAAGATGAACGAGGCTACTGAGGCTACTGGGGCTGCTGGGGCTGCTGGGGCTGCTGGGGCTGCTGGGGCTGCTTGGGCTGCTTGGGCTGCTTGGGCTGCTGGGGCTGCTGGGGCTGCTGAGGCTGCTAGGGCTGCTGGGGCTGCTGGGGCTGCTGAGGCTGCTAGGGCTGCTGGGGCTGCTGAGGCTGCTAGGGCTGCTGAGACGAAGTGGCAACGTGACCACTTCAAGCAACTCATCAAGGAGGCTTCCCCGTGAGCCGCGTCCGCTCCGCGGCTGAGGACCTGAAGGTCATCAACAAGACGCTGGAGAGGCTTGAGGCCAACGGCGTCGGTTTGGCGGATGCCGCCCAGGGGCTCCGCCGCGTCTCGAATGTCCTCGGCGTCGCGTTGCAGGAGCTTGAGGCGCATGAGGCGCGGCTGAAGGCGCTGGGTGATGATTTGGATGGTCATTTGTTTGCGCATGAGAAGTCTGAGTTCTCCGCCGCGGAGCTGAGGGAGTGGCTGGGGCTGCGGAGGGAGGAGAGGAAGAAGGAATGAGTGAAAAACTAACCGGAATCAGTAGCAGTGGACAGGAGTTAATTAAGAGGCATAACTTTGACCCTGATCTCATTGATTATATTCGTGAAAAAGAGCAACGAATAACCGAGTTTCTGAATCATGCAGAGGCTCTTGAGGCGGAGAAGCAGATGCTGTGGGCGAAGTTCAGGCTCGACGTCGGCATCCTTCTGGAGAACAACCGCGTGCTCACAGAGCAGCGCGGCGCCCTCAAGGAGCAGTTATCAGAAACTAATAAAATGTATAATCAACAGATCGAATATTATAATCGTGACCAGAGCTTCATTGAACATCAAAACAATGAAATTAGAAAAATGGAGTCACGCATCGCTGAGGCGGAGAAACATTTAGAGAAATTGGCATCAATTACAGATAAAGTGATGAATACTGAGCCTTATGGAGCACTGTTGGAATGGGAGGGTGGAATGAAGTCTGCTCTGCGTGGCATAGGAGAGGACTCTGCGATGCTTGACTTAAAAGAGGGTAGAGTTAAGACATTTAAGAACACCGAGGATTTATTCAAAGACTTAGATGGGGTGGAATCAGAGGAGGAGGGAAAAAGTTAGATGCCTAAAATAGAGCCTAAGTTAGTGAAGCGTCCTTGTGGGGTTATGCTTATTACAAAGGTATGGAAGAGTGGTTCGAGTATCAAATGCAGTAAAGAGGGTACTATGGTTTCTACGCCCGCCCCTAAAGATGAGGGATGGATGAAGGCTAGAATAGAGTTATTTTGTGAAGGCTGCAAATTCAACCCATCTTCTTGCGCTAAGGGAGGGGATGAGAAACGAAAATAAGATTGTCTGAAGAACCGACGACTTCTTGGGATGAAGATGGTCCTATTGAATTAGACTCTATACTCGGTAAACAACTTGGATTCACCAGTGATAAATTCGATGGGTGGTTATGGAAGGATGGTGAATATATAATAGTCTCTTTCATTGAAAGTCTTCAACAGGGACAAGGTAATCTCTCTAAGTTATTTGACTTAATAAATATTAAGGGTTATGGTATTAAGGTTCCTACCCCATTTGCTCGGATGCAGTTAATTATCACAGCCAAGGGATTCAAGAAAATAAAGGTTCCATTTCATCCCCCAGATATTATGGAACCCTGTGAGGTTTGGGTAAAAGAACCATCCTCCCAGTTTACATTAAAGGGAGAGAAATCGGTCTCCGGAGGGAACTGAAGTGAAGGGCGGAGATATAGTGTCAACCTATCCCCCCCTTTCACATCTCCTAAATCCGAGGCGGAGAAGATGGCTCTGCGCGGCGCTAAGGGAGGGGATGAGAGGTGAGGCGCGTGGTGGCTCCCCCGGCGTCTCCTAGGCGGCGGGTCGCCAGGATGCCCTCGGCGGCGGCGGTTTCCCGCGGGTATTGCTGCTGCGGGTATGCCTCAATCTATAAGAGGCTTGGGCAATATACTGTAATAATTGTGGGGGAAGGATACCCCGCGAAGCCCATAGGGAGAGATGAATAACATGGATGAGGGAAAAGAGATACAGCCACACCTAGACATTCAGACTCTAGTCATAGCACCTAGACAGCGTAGGGAGATAGCTGTAGGGGATGCCGATAGCTTCAAGAGAATAGCCGTTCAGACCACGGGTATTCAAGCCGTTCTGTGGAATGAAGGCTCAATAACCCTGATGACGGGTGATCCAAGCACAACGATCACTTTCACACCTGAATTAGTGCCCGATACTGCTATGTTCTTCATGCGTGAGGAGAAGCGCATGGGTGGCAACCCCTTCAAGGAAAATGATGGAATCCGTGTCTGGGAGGGTGATTATGCCCCCGTCAAATTCTCGAAAGCAAACCTGATTAGATTCCTTAAGGAACACGCTTACAAAAGCTCCGTTGACATCATTGGAAAGGTGAAGGAAATGAAGATCAACGAGCGACGCACCACCACGGAGAGCATGATCAGCCTAGAGGATGACAATAACAGCCGAACCGTCGAGGAGCAGGAGCTGACGACGAATCTCCCCCCTAAATTCAGCATAGAGATGCCCCTAATCCAAACACCTGAAAAGATAATTACCGTAAACCTAGACTTCGAGGCATCGGTTGTCAGGGAGACTGATAATTGGAGCCGTGAGAAGGGGAAGAATATTATTCAACTCCGATGCGTCAACGCGAGGGAACGAATGCACGAACTGATGCTGAGCTACACGAAGCTAGTTCCCGAGGCTATTCCGAAATACTATGGTCGCCTAGCGGTGGAGATAGCGAATTAGAAGGAGAAGAGGGGAAAATGAAGCCACTGGTTGACTGGGTGCGGTGGTCGGTTGAGGTAATCGTTTTAAAGGGCTTGGCTCCACATCTAGGTATGGGAATCTGTTTGGGGTGTCCTCGGTTGCCTTGTCACGATGGGGATGATCCCCCGTGCCAGGGGTGTGAGCGATTGTATAGGGTGGAGCGGACCCCGGCGGTGAAGGCGGTTTCCGCGCCCCCAGAGGAGAGGAAGCGTAGTTGATTGGTCCCCTTTAAGGATCAGGACTCATGGGTGGTGACAACTCCCATCGTAGTGACGATTTGGGTCCGCGTCTTAGCGTAGTTTATTCGGGTTCATCAATCTCCGGGAAAATGGTTATCAATAGCATTATGAGGGGTAGTAGAAGCCAGGATATTATTCGTTTAATCCTCATTCTTTTGACTCTCCACGACTCTCCTTATGCCATCCTCAATCTTCACCTGTGGCGTCCACCCGAGTATTCTCCGCGCTATGGAGCAATCGTAGCTCATCCTCTGAATCTCCCCCAGGGAGCGCGGCCTAGCCTCATACTTCACGGGTTTATCGAGGACGCGGCACACCGTTTTCAGGGCATCCACCACGGAGGTTTCCACTCCACTACCCAGCAGAATCGGCCCCACGGATTCCTTCACCTCCGCGCCTTTAACGAGGGCGTCCACAATATCGCCCACGTAGATGAAGTCCCTCGTTTGCTGACCGTCCCCCGTTATGTAGGGTGTGTCTCCGCGCTTGAGTGTGTCTATAAATGTGGCGACTACGGGGTTCCACTCTGAGGAGACGCGTTGCCGGGGACCGTAGACAGTGGCGAATCTGAAGATGGTGTACGGTATCCCGTAGGCTTTGGCGTATGCTTTGATCATGTGCTCCGCCGCCAGCTTATCCACGTCATAGGGAGTTGTGGGGTTCTCGGGGTTTCCCTCTTTTATTGGCTGAATCGCTGAGTCGTAGATGCCTGAATTACTCGAAAATATCACCCGCGCCCCACATCGGCGCGCATATTCAAGCATCATCACAGTTCCGATTAGGTTCACTTCCACGTCTCGAATCGGGTTCACATAGCTGCGGCTACGGGGCCAACAGGCGAGGTGATAGATTACGTCGGCGTCGCCCCAGTTGAACCGCTTATCCAGTTTACTAGAGATGTCCTGTTGGATGAAGTTTATTTTCCCCGAGTCTAGGGGACCCTGTATATTAGTTAATGATCCATTACTGAGGTCGTCAATCACCGTCACGTCGTCACCCCGCGCCACCAGGCGTTCAACTAAGTGTGATCCCACGAAACCGCAGCCGCCGTCCACAATAATCCGCATTTTATTTCACCTCATCATTAAACGGAACATAGTATATTAGGAAGCTTCCCCCATCCCCAAGGGTGTTAGCGAAGAAGTCTACCTGTAGTACCTTCCCGGCTTCAACGTAGTAGTAGAAGCCTCGGGGAAGTATAACCGTTGCTGTGGCTTGTCCACCTGTTTGGCTGTAGATTGCGCTTAGGTGAAACATCGTGTCATTACTATAGGTGTCAACAGAGAAGTCATGTTTACCTGTGGATAATAGTATCTCAATTCCCTGCGTGGCTGAGACGCATGAAATTAGGCTCGCTCCAATCACCATCACCGGTTCATCGAAAACTATCTCTTGGATGTGATTGGACCAGCCCTGCTTCTCCCCCACTAGGATGTATTCGATTGTCTTCACCTCTTTGGCGGTGGATGGGTTATTAACCTCGTAGGTGTTCTGGTAAAAGTAGTCGCTACAATTTATTTCGTCTATCCTAAAAATTAGTGTTGTTTGAAGCAGAATAATTATCACTAGAAGAGCCTTAACGGTATTCACGGCGTTTTCGCCTCTATGAAGCACCCCAACGAGACACTATTTCCATCTATGTGGTAAAACCGCGTAATCCGGAACCCGTGGCCGCGTAGAAGCAGCGACAGTTCATCATAGGTGTAGTGGTGGGGGTGATCTATATCCCCCGGCGTGTGACGGTGGTAAAGCGTCTCCCAGAGGTAAAGCGTCTTCACCCCAGCCCCTTTAAGCCGTTTAATCGCTGTTATAGGGTCTGCTATGTGGTCAAACGTCGTGACAAACGCGGCCGCATCCAGGGGGGGTAGTTCGATGTCCTCGATTTTTCCCCGCTTGAACTCTGATAGCCACGGGATAGGCTTCAACTGGGGAAGAGGGTCAACCCCGAGGATATATCCCTCCCCCCGAATCAGGGGGAGATACCCCGCCTCACCGTAGCTTACCCCCGCGAACACGCCGTTACCGCATCCCACGTCAACCATCCGCGAAGGCATACCCACGAAGACGCTGAAATGCCGCCCCACAGACTTTACATACTCTATATACCGGGGATCCATTGGGTTTCCAGCCCAAGAGACGTAGCGCCTCTGCGCTCTCTCCCACCGAACATTAACGGGCACCAGCCCCGCGTAGACGTGGTTAAACGCTTGTCTCAAGTATCTTACGCATCTCTTGAACATCAAGGCCCTCCTTCTCCGCGAGTGCCATAAGCGTCTTCCACATAGGTATCATCACGGGGGTTAGCTTCGTCTGGCTGTAGGGGTTGCTCTCCACGTTGATTGTCTGCTCGATTCGGTAGAATGGCATCTTCTTGAAGTGAAACCACCCCGCCAACGCGCCACTAGGGTAGACCACCACGACAAGGGCTAGGCCAAACTCTAGGACTCCGGGGAAGACGCTCTTTAATATGGGGATGTTTTGAATCGCTAGGTAGTAGACGGTTGTGCAGAGGCTTATCATGGTGAGGGGTAAACTGAGGTATATGCTGTACCCGGTGCGGAAGTAGTAGAAGCTGCGCATCAGGAAGTTGATCAATTTTGAATCTCCCTTATCGTATCCAGTACGTAGCTTATTATGTACAGTATCGGCTCGTAGAACCACGGCGGAGTATAGCTTAAAACCGTCGCGCCCAGCGTCACCAAGTAGACGGAAAAATATGGGGTGTAATTATAATTATCCTTGGCGCTTTTTCGGGATGGTTTCTCAGTCAATTTAAAGCCTCTTCGTAGATTTTCTTAAGCCGCTCAGCTACCATCGAATAACTTAGGTGGCGGAGCGCGAAGCTCCGACCCGCTTCGGATAGGCGTCGACGCAGTGTATCACTCTCAAGGCTATGCAGTCCTTCGAGGATTTCGGCTTCAGATGAGGCGTTCACACACGGGGGAGCCTCGCCGAAGTGTTCACTAGCGGTCGGTGCGAAGTAGATCATGAGGGATGCGCCACAAGCCATAGCCTCAAAACCCGTGGTCCCAGAGGCACCCAGCGTAAACTGGTCTAGAACCGCGTCCACGTTTTGATACCGCTCTATCAGCGCGGGTTTGCTCATCGGGGGAACCCATGTCACCGAGTCTTTAACAGGTTCAACTATGCGGTGTGCCTCCTCAACATCCTCTGAGTACCCCCAGTCAACGAGGGTTAGATGCGCCTTAGCCCCACTCTCAACATATTTTACGTATGTGCGGAGTAGGCGATCGTTTCCCTTAACGTCGAAGACCATGCGCGCTGGGTGAAGAAGCTCAAGAATCGAATTATCCCTTTCTCCGCGAGGACAGTACCGATCAGTGTTAATCGCGAATGGCACAAACTCCATGCGCTGGGGATGAACGCCCGCAACCATCTCAGCCGTATCCGTGTTAGTGTAGGTAACACACTTTGCTTCTCGGTAGGTCCTCAGCCCCAGTTTCACGCGGTTACTATTCCTCAAGGCGCCGTAGCCTTGGCGGATGAAACCCGCCTCATACACTAGATATGGAGTCAGAGAGAATGAGAGGTGAAGCACCGTGGGAAAGTGAAGGTGAAGTAGATCGTAGCCGCGCGTTATCTTGTTAAGCTGAATTACCTTCCTTATGAAGTTCCGCCGATCACCCTTAACGGTTTTAACCCAATCCGGCGAGGGGGGTAATTCATCGAGGCGCATCTTGTAGGGGTCGCCGTTTATTCGGTGGATCTCCCACTGGGGAAGACTCATACCGAAGTCGTTTTCATCAATGATCAGCTCAGCGTCAACGCCGGCTCCGCGAAGAGCCTCAACGCAGGCAAAGCCGTCGTTCGCCATATTACCGACGTGACATACGCGCATCAAGCCACCTCCCAGTTAAATAGGCATTAACCAGCATATTCGCCTCACGGTGCGTAGCAGGGGCGTCAACGTGAAGCGTGGGTTTTATCTCCGCGTCCCACACAAGCGGGTTCTCCCAGTTCACCCGCCCCGCATACTTTGGCCTCTCAAGGACCTCCGCCGGCAGGTGCCCCCGGTAGGCTTGGCGGAGGTTCCACTTATCCATCGGCGCATCATGGGGATCAACCCAGTACTTCAGCGTCTCGCTGATTGGAAGCCCGATAAATGGGGTATGTATTTTCACCCCATAGATTGTAGCGAGTTGCCTATGCGTCGGTAGGCTCCACTCAAGGACGCCACCCCAGTACTCTTGATAGGACACGCGGGGCTTGTTTATATATCCGCCGAAGTGCTCATCCAATCCCTCAGCTATATAAATATTCTCCGCGCCGATACTCTTTGCCAACCTGTAACCGAAGACGGGCCATAGGTTGAACCTTGGGAAGTCGAGAAGGGGCGCAGTCTCCGCGAATGTCTTTAATATGTCTCTGGCGGTGACTTCGTGGTATCGTGCTCCGTAGTATTTGGCGACTTCGTAGGATCCTCGATACTCCATCTCCCCCGGTAACCGGATGTGGATGGCATCCACGGATTCAACTGTAAGTTCCGTCAGGTGCTTGAGTAGAATAGTGGAATCTAAGCCGCCGCTTATGAATACGGTGGGGCGGTGAGTCGGTTTTATAGATGCGCGGATAAGCCCACGCAATGCCTTATAATTCATTTCTTGACTCCTATGAGTCGCTTTATGGTATCTTCGTAGGATTCCCTGGGTTGCTTTCGCAGCTTCTTAAGAGCCGCTTTAGTCTCGGTGCTTAACTGGATTGAGGATACTCCCATAACTATAGAGTATCTATAGGAGCGTATAAGTATTTTTAAGTCCCTCCACCCTAGTGTAAACTATGGGTAAAGTTGCTGAGAAGCTGTGGGAAGCCAACTCAAAGCTCCCCGCTAACGTGAAGAAGGGAACAGACCTCATTATACGGGGCGCGTTAAAGTGGCGTCAATCCTCCCAGAGGCGTGGAAAAGAGTTTGTTAAGAATCAGCGCAAGAAGTTGAGGATTTAGCGCCTCCGCGCGAGTAGGATGAAGACCACCCCGGCTACTACCACGATTATGAGCCAGTAGGGGAGACCGCCGCCAACTGCGCCGAGCCACGGATCACCTGAGACTATGAGGTTCAGCATCACAGACGCGGCGCGTGATACCACGAAGTTGAAGACGCCGAGGGCACCACTACTAAGCATCAACGCCAAAGACGCGGCCTTGTAAACGTCAAGCCCCTTGGCAGCCGCGAGGCTTATAGCGATTGTCTGCGCGGCGGCGCGGGTATAGTTAATGGCGACAACGATGACGCTCCGCGTCGCATCGCTTAGCCAAGTTATTCCCTGCGCGGCGGCGCGGGTGAACTCGCTGAACACCGAGGCCGCGTTAGCCACTGTGAATCCCTGAGTCGCGTCGCGTAGCGCCTCAATGAGCCTACCCCCGCTTAGGATTGTGACTATTCCCTGAGTAGCTGATCGTCCTACTTCGATGAGTTTACCCGCCCCATTTGTGATGCTGATGCTAAGTCCAACGAGGGCGGACACGATTTGGGCGCTTATCCCCTCTAGGCTGACGCTGATGTTTAGCGTCACGTTTTTCAAGACCTCGATTAGGTGACTCACGTAGAGGTTCATCATAATGCCTTGGGTAGCGACTCGCCCAAACTCAGCCAACCTATCCGCGCTAAGCGTCGCCGCGATTGTCTGTGAGGCTACTTTGCCTACTTCGATGAGTTTACCCGCCCCATTTGTGATGCTGATGCTAAGTCCAACGAGGGCGGACACGATTTGGGCGCTTATCCCCTCTAGGCTGACGCTGATGTTTAGCGTCACGTTTTTCAAGACCTCGATTAGGTGACTCACGTAGAGATTCATCATAATGCCTTGGGTAGCGACTCGCCCAAACTCAGCCAACCTATCCGCGCTAAGCGTCGCCGCGATTGTCTGTGAGGCTACTTTCCCCACTTCGATTAGGCGAGCCGCCGAGTTTCCGAGGGTTAGACTTACTGAGGTGGCAACATCCAGTATGATGCCCCTAGCCCCGGCGACTGTGAGGCCTATATTCTGTGAGGCTGCTTTGCCTACTTCGATGAGTTTAGTCGTCGCGTCTGCGAAGGTGAGTCCCTGCGTTGCTGACCTTAGCCACTCACCTAGCCTCATAGTGCTTGACGCGGCGCCTAGGCTCAGGGCGGCGTCTCTGAGGTATTCTTGTAGCCCCGCTAGGAACTCTGTGAGGCTTCCCGAGGTGAGTGTGAGCGTCTGCGCGGCGGATCGAAGGTAGTCCCCGAGGTATGAGGCGGCGTTGTTAAGCGTCATGCCCTGCGTCGCGGCTCGCAGCGCTTCGTAGAGTCTCGCGCCGCCCTGCGTTATGGTGATGCTGAGGCTTATGGAGACTTCGACGATTATCCCTCGGAGGCTGTTGGCGGCGAAGGGTATGGCCTGCGCCGCGGCCCTAGTGGCTTCAATTAGGCGCGTTGCCGCGGGGGATAAGCTGAGTATCTGTGAGACGCCGCGGACCCACTCATTGAAGGCGTCTGCAGCGTTTCCGAGTGTTAGGGCCTGTGATGCACTTTTACCCGCCTCAAGTAGCCGCGCGGCTGTATTCGTCACCGTTAAGCCCAGTGACGTTGTAACTGAAGATATGAAGGTTCTCACTGCATCCGCTGAGAAGATTATGCTCTGAGATGCGCTTTTACCTATCTCAACCAGCCTCACGGCGGCGTTTGTGAAGGTGAAACTCGCCGTGGCTGCTCTGAAGTACTCCGTGACCCCAGTGATGAACTCCGCGAGTGTTGAGCCCGCCCAAGTTATTCCCTGGGATACTATTCGGGTGAACTCGGCTAGGCGGTCTGAGCTGAGGGCGGTGGAGATGGCTTGGCTTACCGCCTTTAGCACCTCTATTAGGCGCGCTGCGTTGGGGGCGAATGTGAGTGTAGTGGTGGCTGCCCGCATCCACTCAAACAGGCCCCCGACTCCGCTGGTTAATGTCACGCCCTGGGTTACGCCCCTTAGCATCTCCGCGAGACGCCCAGCCGCACCGCTAAAAGTGATGCTCTGAGCCGTATCTAAAGATACTTCGATTAGTCGGGTGATGGCGCTCGTCATCGTTAGGGATTGAGCCGCTGCTTTCCCAACGTCAAGTCCACGCGCTGCTGAGAACGTGCCCATGATTGCCTGTGATGCGGCTCGCGTTATCTCAATGAACTTCGCCGCTGATGAGGATAGGGCTATTGCCTGCGTTGATGCTCTTAGATATTCCCCGAATCTGGCGGTGGATGATGCCAACGCGACGGCGAGGTTCACGGCCTTATCCATTATCAGTCCACGCGCTGAGTTTAGTCCCATCGTGAGGGCGAGTGTGGCTGCTCTGCCGCGTTCAAGAAGGTTTGCCACGCTGGATGCTAGGCTGAGGCTCTGGGTTGTGGCGCGGGTAGCGGTGAGTAATCTCGTAGAGGAGACGCCCATTGTTAGGGATTTTGCCCCAGTTTTTGTGACTTCGATGAGTCTCGTAGCGGATTTGGTGAATGTCAGGCTTTTTGATGCGGCTTTGTAGCTGAATATGAGTCGGAACTCGGCTGTGTAGGTGTCCGTGTCCGTGGCGGTTGCGTCGTCGGTTGTTATTGTTTGCACGTTGCAGTTTCCGAGGGCGGGTACTTGGGTGAACTTGATCTTGAAGGCTATCTTGTCGGTGTCGGTGTCTATGTTGACTCTTACTGAGCCTGACTCTGAGCTTATGCCGTTTGGGTCGCTTGTCTCGCTGAATACGCCGGTGCTCTGTGTCCAGAGGTAGACGCTGGTTTTGCTGTCGCTTGTCGTGATCGTGATTTGAACGGTATAGAGGTTGGCTACTAGGTCAACATCGGTTACGGTCATGTTGATCCAGCCGAGGACATTGTAGTCGAAGGTGGCGGTGCTGTCGCAGGCGTCGTTTACGGGGGCGGTGTTTGTTATGGTGGGTTTGAAGTAGCCCGCGTACATGAAGTAGCCTGCCGTGTTAAGCCCCGCGTAGAGTTCCACGGCTGCGGTTGCGCCCGTCTCCACGGTGACCGTGTAGCCGTTGTACTCTGTTCCGGCGGCGGATTCGCTTTCGTGGACGAGTATGTAGCGGCTGATCGCGCTCCCCGATTTCCGCGCGCCTACGTTGTATTCGGCTCCTCCGTCGCCGTTGCAGAGGATGAAGCTGGCGAAGGTGTTTGTAGTGATAGGAAAACGACTTTTGAGTAGATTACCGTTCGGGGCTGTCCCACCGTATATCTCACCGTTGAGGACGCAGAGAGACGGAATCTGTGTCTCTGAGACATATATTGGTGCTACCTGAGTCCACGCGTTGACGCCGTTCCACTTCAGCAGATTACCGCTCGGGTACGTCCCACCGTATATATTGCCGTTGAGGACGCAGAGAGACATAATATCTGTCTCTGAACCATATATTGGTGCTACCTGAGTCCACGCGTTGACGCCGTTCCACTTCAGCAGGTTGCCATTGGGACCTGTCCCGCCGTATATCTCATCGCCGAGGACGCAGAGAGACCGAATATCTGTCTCTGAACCATATATTGGTGCTACCTGAGTCCACGCGTTGACGCTGTTCCACTTCAGCAGATTACCGCTCGGGTACGTCCCACCGTATATCTCATCGCCGAGGACGCAGAGAGACCGAATATATGTCTCTGAGCCATATATTGGTGCTACCTGAGTCCACGCGTTGACGCCGTTCCACTTCAGCAGATTACCGCTCGGGTATGTCCCGCCGTATATCTCATCGCCGAGGACGCAGAGAGACAGAATCTGTGTCTCTGAGCCATATTTCGGTGCTACCTGAGTCCACGCGTTGACGCCGTTCCACTTCAGCAGATTACCGCTCGGGTATGTCCCGCCGTAGATCTCGCCGTTGAGGACGCAGAGAGAATAAATCTGTGTCTCTGAACCATATATTGGCGCTACCTGAGTCCACGCGTTGACGCCGTTCCACTTCAGCAGGTTGCCATTGGGACCTGTTCCGCCGTAGATTTCGCCGTTGAGGACGCAGAGAGACCGAATATATGTCTCTGAACCATATTTCGGTGCTACCTGAGTCCAAATCGATGATGATTTTAATTCCCATGTCGCTGATGCATCCACACCAAACTGAGCCCAATCCTCAACGAAGTCAACGGCGCTGTCAAAGTATCCGAGGTCGTAGACAAGTTTCGTTGTGGTGTCGCTGATATAATACTCGATAACATCTGAGACGTCGCTCTTCACATAGAACATGAAGCCTGATTCACCACCTGCCTCCGGCTCGTGAATCACGAGGCTACGGGTTAAATCAGCGCCACCATTTGTCCTGATGCCCCCAGTGAAGCCAACATCCTGCTCCTGTGAGGACAGGATCACACTATGAACCAATCCACCATGAGTACCAAGGTCAAGGTCTGTCCACGTGTTAATCGTCGCCACCGCGTTGCTGCCAAACGCCTCCGTGAAGTCACAGTTCGTAAAGTAGCCCAGTATCCTGAAGTTATCTAAATCACTTACATCACTGTGATAAGCCTCAATAATACCCGTAGTTGAGTGAACTTTGACGGGCATCGTATAGAGAACTTGACCACCCCCCTCAGCCTCATGAATCAAAATGTAGCGGTTCAGGGCACTTCCGTCAGTACGAATACCCATCGTGTTCTCTGTCCCAGTCTGCTCCATACAAAACGCAATCTCTACAATCGCACCCTTTGGTATCCCTTTATTTGTGGTGACGTCGTAATTACCCCAAACTCCATCGCTTCCAAACGAGGTGAAAGTATCAATCATCTCCGTGTATGCAATGTCAGGGTCAATCAAAGCTGCATTGACAGGAAAAATGCTCACGGTTCCCTTACCATTCCAGAACGGTTCTGGGCCAACCTGACGCTCCGTCGCACCGTAATCCTCGGTGCCCACACTCAGCCACATCCCATCAGCGTTCAGCGTCACATCCTTCCCAAGGTACAGCTTACTCTTAGCCCCGACACTCTGCGGAACCGTCATCGTCGTTATGTCTGGATAAGTCGCGTTAACATTCGTCGTCAACTCATCGTTAATATAATACCTGTAGTTTGATGCTGGCACCACATCCCAGATCCATCGGAAATCGCCGAGGTTCCACTGAGCAGACTTCGTGAACGAGACGCTTACCTTCGGCGGCTTCAACGGATCAGAGCAATCAAAGTCAATGACAACGCTCCCCATCACCTTCTTCTTATCCATGACACTGTACATCAGCCTGTAAAAAGTCGAGTTATGGATAGGAGAAGCCACGCCCGTGAAGTCAATCAACGGAAGCCATGTTTGCCCCGATAAATACTGCAGCACGTAGACACTCTTCGACACCACCTCCTCGCCATAGTGGTTCACGAACTTCAGAATATTACCGGGCTGAAGCCAAGTATAAGACCCGTAAGGCGTAGAGTAAACATAATTGGCCCCATCGTAACTCACAGACGAAACATTGGTGCCATGATTCCTAGAAGCGACACGCTCATGACCAAAAGGCACGTAGCCGAAGTCACCTGAAAGCCCCGAAATACCAGATTCACCGCTGGATAAGATCGGCGACCCCCCGTTCCACGGCTCCGCGAAGCTGATTGGCAGGCTGCTAACTAGAAGTAAGGCTAATACAACTAAGCTAGGGAGGCGGCGACGCGACACACCCTAAATCCACCTTTTAGATTAAGATACTTGTATCGTCCAAGTCACAGTGATTTTGTCTCCACTGGCGAGGGTAACGGGCGCGAAGGTATCAGCGCATAGCATCGTATTATTCTCACTACCAGTAGTCGTCCAGTGAAGACCCGTAGCCTGAACAGCAACGTAAGCTGCGTCGGCGGTGAACTGCTTGATGACCGTCCACGTGCCAACCCCAGTAGACGCATAGGCGCCCTCCGCCTTATCAAGGCCGCCGGCGGTGTCAATCTCACTCCACAGGCGGTGATCTGCTGCAGCGGGGCTATGGGAGCTACGCGTTAAGGCGATCCACTTCGCAATTGTCGCCGCACTAGGTGAATCACTAAGCTGATCCTCAATCCAATCCGCGCCATCGTTCATAAGCACCCCCACGTGGCGGCTCCAGAAGATGCTGTAGGTACCATCGGGCTCCTGCCACATCTTACCCGTAGCCTGCCACACAACCGAGGTCAGCGGCGCAAGCATATACTCCACCCCAACCATATAGTTCTCGGGGTTGAGTGTATTAATCACGGTGGATGTATCAGTCCTGAACCCGATTTGCTGCCCGAAGCCCGGCCCCACGCCCCCGTACTCACCCGTGATGAAGGTGAATAAGTTACCCATTAGGAGCCCACCGAGGATGAGCCCTACTATGCCTACCGCCGCGAATCCAGCCGCCGCCGTTTTCTTATCATTGAACATACTATATTAACTATTCCAACCCACCTTAAAAGTTTAATGATTAACTACGATACGCAACCACGCCTATGATGAGCCCCAGCACGATTACGAGGGTCTGCACCTGCTCCAAGGTGGCGGGGGCGAGCATCGCAGCCGACACCATCCCCGCTACATTTAACTCGTAGAGGAGAAGCGCCAACCCCACCCCCATAACTGTGTAGCCCCCCATCGCCCCCACCCCATTCTTAGCCCACGCCGCCTCCACAACCGCCACACCCATAATAAGTAGACCGGGGAGAATAATGCCAAACGTCGCGCCTATGCCAGTGGGTATCTCGGGGATACTCATCGTGGTAAACACGTAGTAGAATGCCACGGGAATAATCGCAACCGCCAAATATACCATGAAACCGTTTTCGCGTTTACCCATGTAGAGTCTCGCCTACCTTATCCTTTACCCTAAATATTAGTTTATCCCCATACCCCGGAAACTGAAGCACCCACAGCAGCGTGTAGAGGCTTACCACGCGACACACCATATTGAATACAGGTGATAGCTCCGAGAAGAAGAAGGGCACCACCATCCGAACCATAGAAAGCCCCCCCACAAACGTCCACATGGCGATGGTCCAATACCACCACCGCCTGGGAAACACGAAGCCCACGCCCAGCAAGAAGGGAACCACGTAGAGGTGTGTGCTCTGGAAAACTACCAAGCCCGATGCGATTAAGATGTTACTCAAGTGGATGGGAACTTCCCAAAAATATGAGTTAAACCAAACAACCAAGACCCCCAGGCTAACCGACTGAAAACCGGGGCGATCACGATAGTGGTGAATCACAAACACAGTCGCAAGGGCATAGAATACTAATATCTCATTTGTGTAGAACCCGGAGCCATACCCCGTCCACAATAACGCCCCAGCTAACGCTAATCCTAATCCTTGAACGACTTGAGGTGAGATTGGCATCTTTTTATTATAAGCCCACATAAAAAAGATGGGCTGTAAATAAACAAAACCCACCGCGATAGTTAAGAGGTCCACACACTAATTACTTGATAAGTGTTATAAAAATAAGCGGATTCACCCATCCGCTGGGGGGAACTAACTTCCGCCGAGTGGGCCCTTCTTCCCGAAGAGGAATAGGATCACGACTAGGCCGAAGAGGCTCGCAATCATCGTAACGGCATCATTGATACCGGTGGATACGGCTGCGAAGAAGGCGATGCCTGCGAGTATCGTCAGGACACCCGCGATGATAGCCCACTTGACGATTGGGTTATCCATGATATCATTTGCTATATTAGACAAAGTTTTGGTTCTTCGCTCCCGGTGACGCTACAGGTAACTAAGTGGCGATGGGGTAATATAAGATTATTGCTAAAATAAGACGCATATTGTTAAGCCGTACCACATAAAAACGCCCATAACTAATAACAACCATTCATCTGGTGTTTTAAGTACCTGTGGTGCCCCCCCACCATTTTTGGCGCGTTGCTCGTTTTTATGTAGTTCCCGAATGTCCTTTGTGACGTAAGGGAGTGCCCTGATCTCGCTTCTTTCATTTACTTTTTCGGTTTTCCTAAACATTCCAATCACATCTATGGCACGAAGATTCCCACGAAGGTCAGGATCATGTTTACCACGAAGTTGAAGACGGTGAAGCTCCAGTTCCATATCTCCCCAATGATGTATGACGCGACCTGTAGGTCACGTATCGCTACCTCTAGGGCGCCTACCCCCATCCTCCTAGCCCTCCTTGACAAGCCATCGAACCAAATTATGAAGGCGAAGACTGGTATAACGTCAATCCACGCTGAGACGTTAAAGGCTGCGAACCAATCCGTTCCGCCGCCGGTGCCGTGGGCGACGTTGTTTATGGCTGTGAAGAGGGCTACGAAGAAGGTCGCTACCCTCGTTACCCAGCTCGTTATGGTCCCCGCTAGGTAGAAGATTAGGGTGAACAGCCCCACCACCATGTCTCTGATAGCGGTGGCGCTTTGGGTGAACCACCCCGTGAAGGCGGTTATCGTGAGGTAAACTTGCGCGAAGTCTACTCCGAAGAACGTGAAGCCCTGCAGGATCTGGCTTACGACGCCGAAGTCGGGGCTGACGCTGATTGCCACGGAGTCGCCGTCGACCGCGTAGCCGTCACTGTAATCCGGGGCCAGGTCGAGCCAAGCGTAGTAGAGAACGGAGCCCAACGAGGCGGGGGTCGTCACCGTCACGTTGAAGAAGCCGTTCACTATGGTAGCGTCTGTGCCCTGAAGCGTGGGTTCATCATCAAATATCTTAACTGCGGTGAACTGTGTGTTAGGTGGATAACTCGTGGATGCGGTGATGGATGCGATGTCGAGGGCATAGCGGATGTATCCAGTTATCTCCACGGGGCTGCTGATGGTTGTCGATGTAACGTTTCCGGTGAAGTCCCGCGTCACGAGGCGGGTAACCACGTCGAAGTAGTTAGTTTGCGCGGTGGTCCAGCCAACGGTGTGGCCGCCCACATCACTGGCCCACACTTCGAGTTCACAATCATTCTCTTGAGCGTAGTCCCACTCGAAGCGAATCATCAACGTTAAGGTGCCGACGTCTCCATCCTCCGCAAAACTACATAAAATTGCGTCGAGGTCAATAATTTGGTCACCCATGATTATATTATACGTCGCTATACCATCCAGATTTGTTGCATTTACAAGCCACCTAATAGTCGCTCCCTGCGTTCCCCGAACCGATATTTCCTGTATGTCAGTTGCCCCATTGATGTCGGTTATCACTGTTTGGAAGGCATAGTATTTCTTCATGGCGTAGCAGTTATCGGCATCGTCTAAATCCGTGGTGGTTGACGAACTTATTATGGGGGTAGTACCCGTTACTAACGTGAACTCGGGGGAATAGGTGTCAACGTCTGACGCTGAGGTATCATCCGTCGTGGTGGCTTCCACATCGCAGGCCCCGGCGGCTCCGCCTGTGAACTTGAATTGGAAGGCAATCTTATCGGTGTCCGTGTCGACGTTCTCCCTGACGCTTGAGCCGAGGGTGCAGATGTTGCTCGCGTCGGATACTTCGCTGAAGACTCCGGTGCTCTGGGTCCACTTGAGGGTGAAGGATTCTGCGCCACCTATGGTGCTGACCTGAATATCAACTGTGGAGAGATCAGCGACTAAATTTAAGTCCGTGACCGTGATGTTTACCCAACCATTGATAGTTAGATAGAATAAGGTTGTGCTATTACAGGCATCGTTTGTGGGGGCACTTGATTCGCTGTCGTAAGCGATTGTTGATATTGTAATTTTGGGGCTGAGTAACTTTTGGTCTGATAGTACACCGGAGGTAGATAGTGTCGCTGGGGCTAGAGGCGTTTCTTGGTCTGACGGTGCACCGGAGGTAGATAGTGTCGCTGGGGCTAGAGGCGTTTCTTGGTCTGACGGTGCACCGGAGGTAGATATCGTAAGCGCGTTAAGAATATTTTGTGAGTATGCAGTTGCATAAACTAAGATGGGCGCTAGAAAGACTAGGATTATGATGATTGGGGTTAACCATTTTTTTTTACCTAGCCTAGCTCCCACTAGAAGTCACCTAGAGGGATATAGTGAAGACGACCCTGATCGAGTTCCCGGCGGGTATAGCTACTAGGGTAAACGTGTCTCTCCAAAACATGTAGGTGTCTGTTGTGGTTGTTCCCCCAAGGAAGAAGGCGGCTTCAACGACATCTTGGGCTGAGGTGCAGAGGACGTCGGCTATAATAGTTACTGTGGCTCCGCTTATCGCGGGGATTGGGGCGGGCGTAGTCATTGTCTCCACTGCGGCGATGAGGTTGGTGTGGGTTCTTGCCGGCGCCGTGTTTGCGGTGCCTATACCAACCCTAGCTCCACTAACCGTAGCGGAGCTTGGCCAGACTGTTACTACTGAAGGACTTTGATAAGATGTTGAATAATATATATATATAGTATCTGTATTTCCTAATTGATCTTTAAGAGAAACGTAAACAGAACCTCCATCTGCTACGGTTGTAAAGAGGGCGGCTAGGAACCTCCCAAAGTTGTCGCTAAACTCTACGCTTGTAAGCTCAATAAAATAGGTGATCACGCAAGTATCCAAGTTATGTACGACAACCCCGGCGAACGTGTCTCTGAAATGAATGAACGTGTATTCTGTTACTCCTGTGTCTGGGATCCAGACGCATCCTAGGGCCGCCTCTGTGATTGTTCTGGTTGCGGTAATCGGGATGGTAGCCGTTATGGTGACGTTACCAGTTGCAGAAGTCCATGTAGGATATCCACTGGTAATCGCCGTATAGGATTCAACCTGATTTTCAAGGTTATAATCTGAAACCGTTGGGGCTGTGCTTCCAATTCCGATTCCTATGACTCCGCCTTTAGCCGCTGTCCCTGAACTAGAATCGGAATAAGTATTTACACTATAAACAGTGCTAGTAGATCGGGTCTGTATTACTCTAGCTGCGTTAGTCGTATCCTTTAAGGATACGGTCTTAGAGTTTTGATTATAAACGGGCACAAACACCCCACACAAGAAGATCCTGAAATTATTGAGGACAAGATCATCCTTCTTAACCACCGAATCCCTCAACACCCCATTAGAATCATACACTTGGATTTGAAGAGTAGTCTGAATCTTCTTCCAAGGAGCATCCACCGAGACCCTTACCTCACCAGTTTTCTGGGCTTCAAGCATCTGGAAAACGACGCCGCCCCCAGAGGCTATGAGTAGGATGAATACAGTAGATAAGACCACCAACTTCATTCTACCAGACGCAAAACTCATAACTCAATCACTCACGTATAAATGATCCACGTTAAAATATTTATCTCTATAGGTTACAGACAGCGTTCCCCTTGAAGAGCCCCGCGTAGAGAAGCATCAAAGCGGCGGAGAAGATGAATACGGCGTCGCCTATATTTGGCCAAGCCGGAAACCACCAGCCCTCACTGTGAATAATAGTGTAATCTGTACCGGGGAGAACCCTGTCGATGAAGTTGCCTTGGAGGGTTACGGTTGAGTGCTCCGCATCGTTGAATGTGATTGTCGACTGATCCTTTAACCCATAACAGACGCTGTAAACCTCACCGATTACCATGGTGTAGCCAACCCTCTCGAAGAGTGTGGTAAATTTTAGGCTGAACCCCATAAGGCCAAAGCTCAGAATAATGATTACTGCATACCAAGCAAAGTCACGGTTCTTCAATGTACTAATTCCAGTCCTCTCGATCCGCAATATGGTGCCATAGTTGAAGTCAACCAACCCGCGTCACCGTCACCCTTCTTCCTCTACCTCTTGAAGCCTTAGAAAGCGCCTCAACAAACGAACCAGCCTCAACCGTCGAAGGCACACCATCAAGGACCACGCGGAAACGCGCAGGATGTTTCGAGGATTCAACAAGTTGACTTTGGAGCCTTTGAATTTTTTTCCTTAAAAGTAGGGGCACCCTCTTTTTCACGGCTTCAATCTGCTCTATAGACAATACTGAAAGGAGCTCGGTAAGTGTAGACTGGTCTTGTACCGTGGAGAGCACCTGTACAAGCCCCGTTATTGTGGGCACACCCAATTTTGTGACCATACTACTAATTTGGATTGTATCAAGAGCCCCGAGTACATCAACTAGCGTATTAGTATCTAAGGCAGCTAATACCGCTGGGAGGGTAATCGCGTTGAGTCTTGGTATCAGATCTGTAAGATCATTATCATCGAGGTCGTTAACAATTTTTTCGACTGCCTCATTTCTAATACCTCGGTTTTGAAGTACACCAAGTAGCGTCATAACATCTAGTTTACTAAGAGCCTTAGCTAAAGTCGGGTCGTCAACCGTTAAGATTACTGTGTCTAGTGCCACTGGGGTCAACGTTGACAAGGCAACACCCACTTTATCAACAGTGGGATTAATCAACACGGGTAATACGGCGTCAATCTGTATCTGTGTTAGCCCCCGAGCCTCCAGATTTTGTATAATAGCCACACTATATGTATTTATTATTAGACCATTAGTCGCTATTAGGGAAACCACGCTATCACTTAGACCAAGAGAATTTGCTAGTTTCACAGCACTCACTACCCCAGTGGTCAAAGTTTCGTTAACAATACTCGTCGCCTGTATCGGAGACACCCCCTTATCAACTAACACGGCGTAGAGACCCTGATACATAGCGAGTTCTGTAGGCGCGGTTCCACCACCTAATATATTTTTAATTGCCCCATCACCCATGACAGCCACCGCCTGTTGCCCACTACTCACAAGATCATCATACTGGCCCTGTGTAATTGTGTTTAACCAATCAATCTGCTTTGTGGGCACATCTGTAACCAATTTAGAAAGAGTCTTTGCTATATCTGAGGAAGCCGTGGTGAGGAACTTGCCCCCGCCGATTATAATGTTACCCTCACGACTTACAACCATAGGAATGTCTTTGAGCCGCGTACCGAGCAAATTCGCGATAACTTCTGTAGTTGCCCCACTCTGTTTAAGGAATTTTATTCCACCAATTATAATATTTCCCTCAGAACCCACCGTTATTGTTCCGCCCACTGACTTTACAAACGCCGTAAGGTCGTTTAACGTTGCCTGCCCCAAAAACTTCGCCGCACCAACAAAGGCGCTTCCCTCCCCTACATTTGTGCCATACTTTGCCATAACAATACTCTCAGATATTCCTTGCTTGTAGAAGTTTACTGCTCCTTTGAGCACACTAGCAGAGTCCGCGGCACTCAATTCCCCTACGTTGAACTCTGGGAAATCCGCGTTCGACGCAAATTTTCTGGCATAGTATATATTGTTAACTCCGGGTATTTTTGGACCAAGTTTATTCCAAATCTCCGCCATCGCCGCGGGAATAGGCTCGGTGATCGGGGTTAGGGCTTTACCAACTAGATAACCGCCGAGAAGCCCGCCGCCGGTCTGCATTACAAAGTCAAATGGGTTATCTGCAATGTATTTTACGAAGGCTGTTCGAGCATCTTCACTAATCGCAAGATTCGCAATTCCCGCAACCTGTAAAGGCCTGAATGGTAAAGTCGCCGCGCCAAATGCGCCGATTGCCGCTTGTGTTCCCGCATACGCTATGGCTGCGCCGAGGGCGTTTATACCATTTTTCTCTACCACCCCTTTTTGGATTTCTTTAGCGGCGTTAGAGAGAGCATTCGTAACACTTACAAATACTTGTTCTGATGCACCTACAGCGGCCTCTACTCTCCCATAGAGCCCCACACCACCTATACTAAGGTCAACCTTCGGTGTAGTAGTAGGCGTGGGGGTGGGGACAGTTACCACGAATCCAGCGTCAACAAGTTGTTGCTTATCCTTTGCCGTGAGGTCCTTAAATGGTTTTGTTAGAGTATAGGATACGGGTTCTCCAGAAGAAGTTGAGCTAACGTCGCCAACTTTTACTGTGCCAAAGGTTTTGCCTAATACCCCGTTGTCCGTGAGGGCCTTAATCTTATCTAGTGCCTGTTTGTTGAGGTCGGCTATGAAGTCGGTTGCCATAGATGTTGTAGTGAAGTTTTTGTCGTGTTGTACGCCGTCAGGTGTGACGTAGGTGACTGTGATTATGTCCCTTGTGGTCCACTTTTTGGTAACTGGGTTAAACACTGTTTCTGCTGGGTGAACTAGGTACTCTGGGCCAGTTGTAGGGATGATACTGGACTCTATGTTTATCTTGGACTTGTTGAGTTTGGCAAGATTTGTTTCTGCCGCCGTCATTGATTTATTATAATTTTCCGCGTTGATGGCGTAGTCATTCTTTATCTTGGCTAGGTTCTCCTCAGTAGCTTTTAGTTGGGTAAACCACCCAGCTCTCCCACCCTCTACGGAGCTAAAATCATAGGCATCTGGGTTATTGATTATATCTTGTACATCGGCTAGATTTGCGTTCATATCAGAAACTGCTTTATTGTATTGTTCTGTATAAACGTCAAAATCGGATCGACCTGATGATATGGCGGCTGTTTGTTGTTTTATACCTGTATTTACGATTGTATTCTGTAGCTTTAACTGGTAGTTGAGGTCATCTGTTTGTTGTTTAATAATTTGGGCGGCGTCAGTAACTGCTTTATCAGCCGCCGCTTTGGCGGCCTTGTCAGCTGCTGCCTTAGCTGCTTGTTGTACGCCTTCAAGTGCAGCCCTGTTTGCTTCAACCTTAGCCTGTAATTGTTTAGCCGTAACAGCTTTTACCGTAGTGGCCGCCGCCGTTTCCTCTGCCTGTTGTTGAACCATATTCTCTGAGGCCATGGCGGCGTCCGCCTCCCTCTGGGCATCAACCTGTTGCCGCGCCGCCTCATACGCGGCTATCCGCGCCGACTCCGCCTGAGCTTCAGCGGCCGCTGCCTGCTGCGCGTTTATGCTGTCTATGACTGCCTGCTGCGCCGCCGTAAGCGGCTTCGCCGTCTGCTGCTGAGCCTCACTCAAGTTTTTAGACCCTCTGGACTGTGACTGATTGCCCCTCTGCTGGTAACACGTCTACGCCTCGACTGAGCCCCGCCACGATGTCGCTCCCCGAGACCGTGACTGTTGACCCGCCCCGGGTGACGCGCCAACGCGCATCCTTGAGGGACCTTGACCCAATCACGCCGCGGGGCACCGTGGGCTTCTTACCCTCACCCCTAACATACTTATCAACGCGAGTACCCTCACGAGTGTAAGCCCGCACGGGGTGACGATAAGGACTCTTGCGGGGCAAAGGCTACTTCCCCTTGCATGTTACGTGTCGATAGTACCAGCGGTTATACGCTCGCTTCTGCTCCTTCGTCCTGCAGGGCGGCGACTTCGGGTGACTCTTATAATGCCTCAACGCTAACGCCTCTTTGCCCTAAGAAGACCACGAGCCTCCGCCTTCTTAGTATCAGCTTCATTACAGAAAACGGTATATCCCTGATCAGTTTTTACGACGCGAGACTTTATGCCAAACCTTCGAACCGCTTTCGCGGTTGCTTGAGCATCAGTCTTGCTTTTATGGCTGTCCCTTAAAGGACCATACCACTCGTGATTAAATGGGCGATGATCAAGAGTAAAAACGCCCTTCAGCTTCTGAACAGATGATTTAGGCATCAGTCTTTCACGGCTAGTTATACGCAATTCAGAATTTAAGAATTGTGTATCAGACGCGGAACCCTGCGATATACGCTCAACCACTTAAATAAGTAGTACCCCAGAAACGGTGAGGCGAAGACGAGGTACAGTTCAAAGAAGACCGCGAAGTTCACCATCGCGTCAACCATCAAACCATTGTTCGTCACCGCTAAAATCGGTAAATCTATGATTGGCTTCAACAAAACGTATCCGATGATAATAAGGGGAACCGTTGAAGCGACGATAAGTAGAATAATGGTCTTGCCATCCTTTAATAATTTGAGTACGGCGTTCACGAAAAGGGTAAATATGATTCCCATAATCAGAAAAATGGCTCCAATAAATATCCAATCCGGAGTAACGAAGCCAAGAACCGATATAGACGCAATAAAGTTTGTGACAGTTTGAGCCGCCGCAATAAGTGCGCTAAACTTAGCCTGCATATATGGGACCTCGACGAGAATCTGGGCGGTGTCAATCCCCGCCGTGAAGAGGTAGAATGCGGCGCCCTCCCACCACGGCAACAACCCCAAGAAGAGCCCCACGATAATCATATCCATCATAGATGCGAAGGGAACCACACCGCTCAGAGAATCCAATAATGGCGCGCCTACGAAATAGAAGCAGAGGGCGATACTGAGTAAACCAGCGCTACGAAGACGCATTACATGTCTCGCCCTTAGAATCCTCTTTATCGACTAAAATTACCCTGAATTTTTTATTATGCATACCCGGAATCAAAACCAGAAAACTACCTAATGATACGACCCCGAACCAAGCACCGGCTAAATATCTCATATAGCCAAGGTCATCTATTGGTGGTTGGGTTCCTAGTAACGTCACACTAAACATAAAAATGGTTGGCAGTGTAAATATCATCACCTCTACCATTAATATTTTTCCCACTGCAAAAAACGTTTCCTTAACCTCCTTCTTCACATTCATTTTCGTGTCAGCCTCAGATAGTGGAGTAGGATCAGGATATTCGGGATCAATATAACATACAGCATCAGGTTCAGGTACCAGATGTTTGAGTAGAGGAGGACGCCGGCGGCCAACCAGACTAGGGTAAGCGCCGCGGCGAAGGCCCTGAATACGCGTGCGCGGACGCGGGCCCAGAACCCGGCGAAGCGGCCCCACAGTTCCCAGAGGGAACCGCCTGTCTCCTTCATGGTGGGGGCGGGGGAGTCATCCACGACCCAGCTCCTAATCTCTTTCTTCGCCGGGGGACCAACCCAGCGCCGAAGAAAAGCCTTAAAACGCGCAAAAATGGTGACGACGTGATCCCTAATCTTCTCCATTGAGTAACCTCAGCATCCTGAATTATTTAATAATATCTATTCAGAATTTTTAAGAATTATTCAGAACAATAGACTTAAACAAATGAACGCCATTATTTTCATCCAGTGAGAACATGGCTGAGAAACGACCCGCGGGGCGACCGCGCATATACGATGATCCTTTCCACCAAGAGGCACGGCGAAAAGCCAGAGAAAATAGGCAGAAGAAGAAGACGGAGCCCCCGAGGATTCCAACCGCGTAGGAGACACGGTAAATGTTCTGGGATAACTGGTTCAGATCAAGCAAGAAGAAGACCGAGGTGCTGCTGCTAAGCACCCGCAACGGCAGCCTAGAGCGAGTGCCAATCATCAATGAAACAGACCTGCACCTAGAGTCGGGGAAGAAGAAGGGCATCACCCGCCACTTCGACATCGAGGGCCGGGGCTGGATGGAGAAGGGCGTCGGAAAAATGTACTTCTTCGCATACACAGCACTCATCAAAACCACTAAATTACAAAACGGGGTACCTGTCCCGATGGGCGTCGGCGTCTACCTGGAGAAGATACTGGGCGCAGAGCTCTACAAGAAGGTCACCCCCGAGATAAAGGAGAAGGTGGAGAATGCGGAGTGGGGGATCCTCATAGAACCCGTAAACCCCACCGACGCAGAACTAGCCGGGGCAAGCAATGAGAGCCGACACACGGAATCAGATGAACGCATGATAGACTACTACGCCAAAAAGGTGGGTAACGCCCTCAAATCTAAGTTCGACTTAACCACGTTTCTCCTGGGAGGATTCTGCTTTGCCCTCATAATTACCATGTTATTCGTAACGAAGGTAATAAAACTGTGATAAACCATGAGTGAAGACGAGAAAAATGAAGGCGCTAAACTCCTACATAACCTAGGCACCGACACACGTGAGGTACAGCAGGGACGCACCAACATGAGGCGCTTCACCGTCATCGACGCCGGCGACAAAGCACTTCTTAATTACGGGGACTTTAGAACCCCCAACAGTAATTTCTGGAGAACCTTTGTACGTAATGAACTAGATTATAACTGCGCTGTAGGTGGACGCGCCAGACGCGACGCCATCAACGGCACACAGGTTGAACGCGGGGCAAGCGTTGACATGAAGCCCGAGAAGCCGGGGCCCATTGATGGGCTCCTGCACCCCGACAAGAAGAAGGCATACGAGGACTGGAAGAGGGAAAACGAGGTTGAGTAAATCCTTTGACCCATTCGCCAACCAGTACAACGGCGGAGTAGACCGCGATAGAAACGACCCCATATACAGGGGCGACCTTGAACCCGAGTTAGTCGCCCGCGTTCAACAGCTACGGTGCTGCTCCGCCCAGTCCTCGGGGAACGAGGAGATATTCGCCGGAGCCGTCCTCGCCCTACTAGGCGTGATTCCGCCGCAGGTACGCTACGCCGTGGAGGATGCTGAGAATGAGGCCACGATGAAGATAGCGGAAATCGTCTCGGAGCTACGAAAGACCGTAACCGCCGAAGCGCCCCCAACCAACCTTGACCTAGTGCGGATAATACGGATGATAATGGATGTAAAAAGCTCGACATACTCTGAAGAAATAGAGGATTGGGATTACGTCACCGTCAACGGCATCAAGCTAGGCACCCAAGAGCACCCCTATTATACCAACCTGCCAAACGACGAGGACTACCGAGGCGGAGAACCCATCCTAGTCTCACCTAAGATGAAGATGACCACCAAAGTAGACTACTACCGCCTCTTCATGCGGATAGGCGAAGAACTCACAAACTTCGGCTTAGGCTGGGAACTTGAATCAATCACCGAGGAACTGGGAAAGATACCCCGAAAAGCGGACCCACCACCCACCCCGACACTACCCGACGGCGTACAAGTAAATTTAACAAACTTCGATGACGAGAAAGAAGACGAAACATAGGATAACCTTTTATTCTTACTAAGTTTATTTAAATCGTTGAGCTGAATGACAAGAAAGTCTCCCTACCGTCACCCAGTTCGAAGCTATACCCGTGAAGGCCACCGCGTAGACAGATATGTGCGCGGCGAAGGCAAGAAACCCGTGGAACCAACAACGCTTCTATCTAATAACGAACGCAATAATGAGAGAGCCCTTGGATACCGCCGAGTAGCCGAGAGACGCATCCCCATACCTGATCGCCGCCGAGTTCAAGTGGGGTGGGAAGAACCTCCCGCTGAAACCAAAATGGGTGCCAAAATATATTATAAACCAATAAAATTCAAGGGTGTGGAACGCACCAAGTATGATGCCCAGGGAAATTTCTATAAATACATGGAGAGGGTATATCGCAAAACGGGTGAAGGAATTACACGCGATGAGATGTGGGTAAAGCAAATCCCCATCTATCAAGATGCTCCCATCACTCTTCCCCCACCTGAACCCACAGACAAGAACATGCCCGGACCATACAATCCCACAGACAAGGACATGCCCGGACCATACAATCCCATCACTCTTCCCCCACCTGAACCCACAGACAAGAACATGCCCGGACCATACAATCCCACAGACAAGGACATGCCCAGACCATACAATCCCATCACTCTTCCCCCACCTGAACC